TTGTTGCCGTCTTTGTCTGATATGATTGTTGTCATGCCGCTATTCTCCAAGCGTTGCGAAATTCTTTATTTGGCTGCTGTTCACGCCGTATAATTTTGAGGTGTACACTATTACTAGTCTCATAGTTGCGCCAGATATGTTCAGGCACATCTTTCATAATAAGATACAGCAACGCCTCTTGTTCTGTTTTTGGACCTTCTCTTGGCGTGTCGTGTAACAGATACCCCCTAGTGTGACGTTTAAAATCAGGCTGGGCTTCGTCTTTTGCCAATTCCCAATAGACCCAAACTGGTGGGAACACACCGCCATCTATTAGTGCCGCCATAGCATTTGGGTCTGGGTGCATAACAGCACAGCAGTCCATATCAACGTCCTCGTACACAACAGCATACTCTGTCTGATGCGGCTCAAGCCGTTGTTTTGCATCCGTTAAACGGTCAATCAGGCGCATTAGGCTAAGTCTCCAGCGGCCTGATACGTTACGTTATCTCTATCTGCGTCTGAACCACCATTTCGTAGTCGTATTATAAAAGTTCCCGCTGCCATAGTATTAGATGATCCGTGACAAGTGTTCCCCGACGAAACATCCCAATCAGCACCAATAGACAAGGAATAGTGGGCATTGCCAGCGTCACTTGCGATAGTAACAGTGTAATTTCCTAGTCCATTATCTGTAATGCTAGTTGTATTGTGCGAATCATCTAATGTTGTGTCACTACCTTCAAAATGACCCCAACAGATAATGCCATGATGATTAGGTCCAAAAGCTGACATTACTTACTCTCCATCGCCGCAATACGGCTTTCCAACTCTTCAATCTTCTTATGTGCATCTTGCAAAGCTGACACAAGGATTGGTGTGATGCGTCCGTAATCCATACTCATCATTTTTTCTTCACTGTCATCTACAGACACAGCCTCTGGCATGACATCAGCCATTTCCTGTGCAATGAAGCCAATGCTGCGTGGGCCATTTGGGTCTTCCTTCCAAGCGTAACTAACAGGGTTCATCTGCATTAGCTTGTCGGTTGCGACTAGCGGTTCAATGTCTTGTTTGAGGCGAATGTCTGAGGTGGTGTTAAAGGTAACACCAGTTGAGTTAATTGAAATATCGCCTTTGTTTGCACTATTTCGACCAAACCAAAGGATAGCACCCGTGTCCGTGCGGTTAAAAAACGCGGGGATATTAGATGTTCGACTTGCTATTAAAAAGCCACTGGGGTCTAACTCACAGCCAATGTTAAAGTTTGAGTCTGGCACTTTACCTACCGCAAATCGGCCCGAACTATCTATTCTGGCCCTCTCACTGCCGCCAGTGTGAAACGACAGAGTGTCTTCTGTAGCACTTTCTGAACCAGTAATTTCAAATTGTGGAGTGCCGTCACCAGCTACAAAACTTTGTATTCCATTATAGCCCCCGCCGCCGGTGTTAGCGGCTAACAACCTAACAATACTCGCATAGGCATTTGTTTCTGCCTCTATAGTTAATTGGGCATTTGCGTTACCTGATTGTGAGGCGTGTAGCGTTGCGCCGGGGGTTGCTGTTCCAAACCCAACACGATTATTACCACCGTCAACAAACAGCATGTTGGCATCGTCGTTGCTCTCAACACGGAAGTTTACGTCTATACTGCTGTCGTTAAATACTGTTTCTGTGTTGGTAAAATCCAACCTAGAAGTGGCTGTGCCAGCAGTCATTGTTCTTACTAAGAGGCGACCATCTTCTTCAGTGTTAGTTACGTCTATAATTGAAGACTCTATTTTAGCAATTTCTGTAATATTTCCTGCGCTATCATCTGCGTTAAATGATATTTCTCCTGTTGCGTCACTGTCGGCAGGACTACCAGAGTCTCTTGTCAATAATAGTTTCGGCCCTGCATTTGCGTCTGCATCTGTGGATATTAGTGTAAGCTGTGCAGAGTTGTCGGCAGTCGTGATTGTGCAGCCGTCAGATGCGGTGATACCGCCTGTGACATCCACGCCAGTTGATGCGGTGGTGAGTTTAAGTACATTGTCGTTATATAATTCACAAGCCCCATCCGTCTTAAAAACAGCCATTGTTTCGGCTTGGTTTTTCATAAAAGTAATGTTGTTGCCATTAGTGGTAATCAGGAAATTCCCTGTTCCATTATCTTCAATGAAACTGTTACTTCCATTGTGATACATGACTAAATCACCGGATGCCCCCATTTGAATCTGGGCGTCATCTGGAAATCTTAAATCATCCGTACCAGTTGGTACAAAGGCCACTGTAGCGTCTGCATCGTTCTTCAAGGTGATGTCTGATGTAGAGCCTTGCCCTGTCAGGATAAGACCCTCTGCGCTAGTGTAGCCAATCGCAGCGTTGTCACCGGCAGAGGTATCTCCACCGGGTTCAATAGTTCCCCCTGCAACAACATTACCTGTTGAAGTCACACTATCTACATATGCGTCTTTCCATCGCACAGAATTGCTACCCAAGTCAACATCACTGTCAGACTGTGGGCCAAAGATGTTGTCACCCAAGTATACTTGTTCCACGTTGGCTGCATAGAAGTGTATTTCGTCTGCAGTCTCAAAGTCAATCTTGGTCTGGTCATCCTCACCAATCTTCAAGTCTGTAGCCAAGATAGAAGTGATGCCTGTCTGTGCAGCGTCAACTGTAAACGTAAGATCAAACGGATCACCATCACTACCAGTAGATGTGTCGGTAAAGTTGGTGGTTATTCCTGAACCAATAAACTTTATTTCTTTGGCGTTGTCAATTGTAACTTCTGTGCCATCATCATCTTCTATAAAGAAACTGGTAAAACCGCCAGCACTAGTTATTTCGCTGTCAACATACGCTTTAACTGATTGCTGTGTAGGAATAAGAGTTGCACTGTTAGATGACATGTCGTCTTCATCAACAAATGCCGTAGCTGTTATTGTACCATCCGATATGCTACCAAAAGCAACTGTGCCGGTGGCTGTAAGATTACGAATACCTGTGAAATCTTTGTTAGAGTCAAGCACTACCGCTTTGGATGCAATAGCGTTACCGACTGCTGTTGAACCCAAATCAAGTGCGTTGATTTCGCCTACGACTACTGTAGCACCGTCAAGTATATTTAGTTCGTCAGGGGTGGACGTAATGGCTGTGTTACTTGCTGCAGCCAGCAAAGGAATTGTGCCCGACTGGTCGGGAAGGTTAATTGTGCGGTCTGCCGTCGGGTCTATAATAGTAAGTGTAGTTTCGTTAGCGTCAGCAGTGGCACCCTCGAAAATAATGGCATTTGCTGCATTCATTGTAACGGTATCTACGGTGGTCGTTGTACCTGCCACAGTAAGTTTAGGTACTAACAGTTCGCCTGTGCTTGGATTATACCGCAAAGCACCAGTGTCGTCTAGCAGTGCATTTGATTCGTCATGGAACACAACAGGGAAGTTAGTGTTAGCTGTGCTGTCAGTAACGGTAGTTGTTGCTGCTAAAGTCGCGTTAGCAACTGTCACCCCTGCAATAACTGTATTTAGTGCTGTACCATTAACCGTAATCGCATCTGCTTCTAGGGTTCCATCAATGTCTGCGTCACCTGATACGTCAAGCGAACCTGCGTCTAACTCACCTGTTAAAGTAATATTACGGAAGCTGGCTACATCTTTGTTGGCATCTGCTGTAACTACTTTACTAGCTACAACTGTGCCTACAGAAGCACCCGTGTCACTGTAATTAAGTTCTGCCGCTGTTGCAGTAACCCCATCAAGAATATTAAGTTCTGCTGCAGTTGATGTCACTCCATCAAGAATGTTCAGTTCTGCAGCAGTAGATGTTACACCATCAAGAATATTTAGTTCCGCTGCTGTAGACGTTACTCCGTCGAGGATATTTAATTCAGCAGCCGTAGAGGTAACATTGGTGCCACCTATGTCTAAAGTGGTTACAGATAATTCACCTGCGATTGTAGCAATTCCGCTAGCAACTGTAATGAGGTCCGTGTCATCAGTGTGACCAATTGTTGACCCGTTGATGACTACATCGTCAATGTCTAACGAGCCACCGGTTATAAGACCCGTTGTGGTAATCGTAGATGAGCCAGTGTCAATGGTACCAAAACCAGATGTGATCGAACCGGAGTTAAGCGCACCAACTGTGGTAGCGGCTGTTGTGACAAGATTTGGCATTGCCGTAATCTCATCGTCAAAGTACGCAGACAAATCTGTTACAGCAACTTGTTTCATTGTGCCGCCGTCGTTTAAAACGACACGATCAGCGTCAGCAACAGTTACAGAAGATGCAGTAGTATCTCCGTCAAGGATATTTATTTCTGTTGCTGTAGCTGTTACACCATCAAGAATATTTAATTCTGCTGCAGTAGACGTTACGTTGGTGCCGCCGATATCAAGTGTAGTAACTGATATCTCACCAGCAACAGTGACTACGCCATTGGCTAAAGTAATAAGGTCTGTATCATCTGTGTGACCTATTGTTGTGCCGTTGATAAGCACGTCATCAATGTCCAACGAACCGCCAGTAATAAGCCCCGTTGTTGTAATTGTTGACGATCCTGTGTCAATCGTACCAAAACCAGACGTGATCGAACCAGAGTTGAGTGCCCCCACAGTCGTAGCTGCGGTGGTAACAAGGTTTGGCATCGCCGTAATTTCGTCATCAAAATAGGCAGCTAAGTCCGTGACCGCCACCTGCTTCATAGTTCCAGCATCATTGAATACAACACGGTCTGCGTCAGCTACAGTAGTAGCACTGGCAGACGTATCACCATCAAGTACGTTTATTTCGGTTGTGGTGACTGTTGCACCATCCAGTATTTCAAGTTCTGCCTCAGAGATACCCGCACCACCAATTGTCAGTGTGCCTGATATGTCTACGTTACCGTTGATGTCTACAGTAGTAGCAGCAATTTGAATTTCCGTGTCAGCTATAAGGTCAAGCTGCCCATCCGCGCTTGAGTGGATGTAGATAGCCGTGTCCCGAAACTGCAGCTTCTCTGTGCTGGCCACAAGGATGTCATCAGAAAACTCAAAGTAATCTTCGTCTTCCATCCATTTGAGTACACCGTCGTTTGACTCCCCGTCAAATGTAACTGTAATGTCTGTGCCAGCCGTGCCCGCACCAAACGTAAGAGTGTTGCCAAGCAGCTTGGTGATTGGGCCACCCTCTGCATCAGTTCCGTCGTGTGTGTGTCCCGTGCTTGCAGCAAATGCAGCCAGTAGTTGATTAAACTCGTTGTTACTGTCGGACGCTTGAATGATGTCTCCGTCAGCGTACGATGACTGTCGTGTGTAAGATGCGCCCATTTAACGTCTCGCTCCTAGTTGGTACTCTAGCTGAAAACCTTTTAGTGAGTAGGCGGGGGTAGAACCGCCGTCGTTTACTCGTAGGGCTACAGCAAATCCTGATCCCTCTACAGGCTGTCTAATTAGTGGTTGTGAAGGTCCGCCGTATGTTGGCGTACCATAAGTGGATGTCCCGTAAATACCTGCAATGCTAGTAGAGTCAAGAGGGTATGCTGCAGGTCGGGCTGATGTTGGTGATTCGTAGTCGTAACGAACAAACATGTCTGCGTCGATAGTAGATTCAGGCTTGAAGTTTACAATAACACGCTGCATGTGTTTTCGTATGCCGGGATCATTCATTGTGAGGTCAGGGCTGCGATACTTACCTAAGATAGCTGTTCCGTCAAACGTGGTGCCCTCTTCTTGGCGGTATATGTACCCGTCAAAACCACCGTGCAAAACAAGAATGTCCCCAGCGTCAATTAGGGTGTCTGTACAAGACGGCTTAATTCCCTTAACTGTAGAAAACTCGTACCCTTTGCTCCCACCCTGTTGGTTTTTAAGAACACAGATTAGCCCTTCTGTTCTGCTTTCCAAGCTACCTGTCTTACTAAAAAACAAACGGTACTGTGTTTTTTCTGGTATGACGACAGAATCAAATACTGTAGCGTCAGATATATTTTCATCAAAAAGGGACTGTACGTTTGAACTTATAGTGCCCAACTCCACGTCACCAATGTTTGCTGTACCTGCAACTGTCCGCAAACCGTCAGGGCCAAGAAACAAAAGATCACCGGCAAATTCTTGGATAGTCTTGCCGTTGATACAGCCAATGTCTCGTGTAACAGCCTGTACCGCAAAGTCACTTAGTGAACTGCCCGTAAGTTTAAATATCCTGTTTTCACAAAAAATAAACAAACCATCACGAAATACCTTGAGGCCAACGATTGTATCATCAACTTTGATGCTGCCCGCACCCTGCCCTGAACTAAATCCATCCTCGTTAAACGGCTCACTAAATATTAACTCTTGTGGTCCAGAGTTGCCGGTAAGTGGCATACCAGCATAAAACATGTGTTCACGGTACGAAGCTACAATAGATGCACCAAGAACAGAACTGGTGCTTACGTCTGTTGCAGACAATGCAGAGTTAAACACCGTTGGGGCGTTTACTCCGTCAACAACTACAATCTTACTGTTGCCATCAAAATTAAACCGTTCAAACGAATACTTGCCAGCGTTAGTGCGTCCGGTGTCTCGTTCTGTCCACGATTCTGAAACCACTGTTCTAGTAGTGTCCGAAGTAGCAGCATGGGCTGCTGCACTAGTTCCCCCAGTGGCACGAGTGACCCCCGTAAACGTAGTCGATGTTACCCCAGTGTAAGTAAACAACTCGTTGTTTATTTGAAGAGTGCCACTAGAACTAAACCCACTGGTTGATATTACTGTAATAGTTCCTGAACCCGTCATTGTTGTGTCGGCAGCAATCGCACTAGATGACCCTCTTCCTAACGACGTAGACGCACTGCTAAAAATCTTTTCGCCTCGTGCAGCAAGTACCTTGTTTTCAAAACTTGTTACCATCAACACCTTTTCGTCAGCGGATGATGTTTGAGGTACTATATGTCGTACGTGACGTTGGAATCCTTGAATACGTTTGTAT